TGTAGGGCGTAGTACCAACGGCCAATGGTCCAAATGCCATTAAAAGGTCCTCCCTTATGATGTAATAATATGCAGCCAATGCCGCCGTGGGGATATGCTTTGCCCGCAAACGGAGCACACCGGACAGACTTTCAGAGCTAGAGAGAAAACATGCTGTTTCTGCGACATTTTGACCTGCCGGAGTAATTTCGACTGCCACTACATCATTCTCCGTCAGACCAGAGACAGGAAGATCCACATAATATGGATAACCGTAATTCCCGTCTTGCTGCCAGCCTGTGGTCGGGATAGTGAAAGCAATAAGCGTAACCTTATCTGCCTTGGCCTTGTCCAATGCCGAAACCACACCAGACACGGTGACCGTCAGCGTGCTCAATTCCTGCAGCACTCGCTCCGAAACATCCCGCAGGCCGGCCAGGATGGTCTGAAAGCTACTCATTGATTACGCCTCCGCAAATACCTCGTCCAGCATGGCCTTCACTTCGGCGGAAGTTGCCAGAACCAGACCATCAAGTTTGGTCTTATCGGCGGCAGACATCAGACCTGCGTTGGTAGCAGTGGCCTCGCCATAGGAAACGAGGGGCTGCCAGGTGCCATCGCCACGCAGGAACTTACCCTGTGCCCCGGCAGGAGGTGCGGGTACCAGACCGTTTGTGCCAGCAGCAGAAGACGTTGCACCGCTCATGGGAGAATAGGTAGTATTGGTGCCAGGAATGCCCAGACCCGTAATATCCGCCTTCGTCACCGGCGCAACTTCGGTAACATGACCGGAGGCATCCACCGTCACCTTGTACAGGCCGCTGCTTCGTGCCGTATAAGTCGGATGGGTGTACTTGTTTGCACCCTCGGCGATTCCGGCCAGCTTGGTACCCTCAGCATCGGTCATCAGACGCTTGCCGTTTTCTTTCTGCATATAACCGCTCAGGTTAACGGTGGTGTCGTCCAACTGCTCCATGGTGTAGCTGCCGTTTGCGCCCTTGATCTTGGCGTAGATGTCGTAGTGCTTGGTCTTGGGGTTCAGCACCAGGTACATCACGTTTTCGGTGGCACTGTCCACACCGGGTACGGTATCAACCTTCTGGAAGCTGGCATGGCCAGTCTTGGCGATGGCCGTCTGAATAGCAGATGCCACCTGTGCGCTGGTCTGCCAAGAGCTATCATTGGTCAGCTGACTGGTCTTGGTGGGCACGGTAATATCCACAGCCTTGGCGTTGACCGCCTGTGCCTGACCATTGACCTTGATAGTCTCGATGACGTTTGCCTGACCACCCTTGTTTTCCAGAGCCTTCATGCGTGCCTTCAGTGCTTCGTCTCTTGCTTTCTGGCGATTTGCCAGGTCCTGAAGGTCACGCAGTTCAGGAATATGCGATAAATCGTAAGTTGCCATTAGTCTTCCTCCTTAAAAATCTCATCCAACATTTCTTTTACTTCTTCGGCACTTGCAACCCGGATGTTGATTCCGGCCACTTCTCTCACAAATGCCTCCCACGCCGGCGTTCCAGGCCGAGGAAGCTGTCCATCTTCTGTTCCACTATTTGCAGCAACAATATACATGAGGTCCGCACTGGTGATCGTCATACCGTCACCATCGGTCCCCTCGAAAGTGCATACGCCCTTTCCTGCATTTTGTGTCACAATATCTGGAACGTCAACGAACCCATCCTTTACCAGGGATGTCCCCAGCGTTTTCCCACATGCAGTATGCCAACAGACCCGCACAGTAAGGTTCTCCCATTCACCACGAGGGTCTATGGCAAGACGGTAAACTCCACGATTTCCGGCGTATCCGAGTGCCAGAGCAATCGTATTATCGGGCGGTTGGGCCGTCCCATTTGAGCGCAGCGTGACCGCAAGGTCTATCATGTCGTCACCCCTTTTGCTTAATATCCGGTTCCAACAAGACAACGGCAATCGTAAGCTCCTTTGCCGGCTTTGTTTTTGACCAGAACTTAAGTGCGCCATCCAACGCCTGACAGGTCTCATACAAGCCTGCTGCAATCGCAGATGGGACATCATCCGGCTCGACAGTTGCGATTGGAACCAGAAATGCCGTGCATTCCGCTTTTTCGAGCGTACAGGAATATGCGGCATCTGTATCACTTTTGTTCCACTCCGTCACAGGGATCCTCACAAGTTGTGAACCAACAATTCCTCCGTTATAGGAGGTTGTGATGCTGTCCAGCAGCCTGCCTACGTTCGTCTCGCTGGTCTTTGCGGCGGCAGCACTGGTGGCAGCTCTCGACTCGCTCTCCTTTGCGGCGGTTGCGCTAGATGCAGCCTCGGCGGCACTGCTATGAGATGTTGCGGCACTGGAATTTGCTTTTGCCGCACTGCCAGCGGCATTTGTCTCGCTGACTTTAGCCGCATCGGCACTGGTTGCCGACTCTGCTGCCGAGTTCTTTGCGTTCTTCTCTGACGACTCCGCAGCGGTTGCGGCTTCGATAGCAGCATTGGCACTGTTAGCAGCATTTGACTCGCTAACTTTAGCAGCTTGCTCACTACTCGAAGCAGCAGTTTGACTGGTCTTTGCCGCATCGGCACTGGTTGCCGCTGCGTCTGCGCTTGTGCCGGACGAATCTGCGTAGGATTTTGCGTTCCGCTCGGCATTGGCGGCTTCAGTAGCACTTCGTGAAGCGGCCGCTGCTGCCTCTTCTGCCCCGGTCACCAGCGTACCGGAATAGATCATCAGGTCATTCTTCAGATGTGTCAGATAATCTACGATCTCCGGTATATCCCCACCTTCGTAGGGTTCCAAACCTTCAAGCACAGTTCCTGAGCCGAGGGTGGTGTGGTAAGCCTTCTGGACGACCCCGTCGACATCCGTCATAAAGCAGTTCACCACGAACAGAACGGTTCCTTTAACCATAGTAGCATCTGCGGCCACGGTCCAGATAAAACAGAAGCTGTCAGTCTCCACGGTCTTTTCCGTTACCGTAAAATAATTGATGTCGCCGTCCGCATTCTGGTAGTTGATCCTGATGCAAAATTCGGACAAGTCAGACCCATGATAAAAGCGATTCATCCGGAACCGCACACGGTTCACATCCTTGTCTCCTTCTACGCCCAGAACAACGCCTCGTTCAGGAACGGTGATGATACGCAAATGCTCGTCAATGATGAACGAAAGCTCGTCATCGCATCCTGCCTGATTTGCTGATTCCAGCAGCTCGTCAATACTAGCCATTCGTTCACTTCCTTTCAAAGATTATCGTTTACAAGCCCTTCCAGACTCACACCATTTCCGATAGTGGTCCCAAATGCCTGTTCGATTTTTCCGTTTGCTCCTCTTTTCACGCAATAGACAGTGAATTGCACGGTGCCTTTGTAGGAGACCACATCTTTTCCCACGATCCACGTGAAGCTGATTGCATCCTCAGTGACCGTTTTGTTCACCGCATCAAAGCCGCCACGCTCATCCTCGGCATTATCGTAAAGAACTTGGATTTCAAAGTCCGAAAGATCGGTTCCACGATAATACCGTGGCATCCGGAACCGGACGAGATTCACGTCTTTGTCTCCCTCTACGCCCAGAACAATGCCTCGTTCGGGAACCGAGATCAGTCGAAAGTCTTTGTCGATCACAAAGCATAGTTCTTCTTCATCCCGATTCGGCTCGACCATGGTTGCCAGAACTTCTTCCACACTCGCCATCACGCCACCTGCTCAACCAACACCGGATTTGTCTTCATCCGGGTCTTGCCGGTCTGACCGATCAGTTGTACTTTAAAGCTTCTGCCGTCGGTCACATCATCGGGCACAGTGCACTCAAAGTCGGCATTCAGCGCAACAGCGTATTCGTCATTGAACACCATGACTTTCTTTGCATAGAGCCAATCATTGTCTCTCAGTTGCACATGGCAGCGCAGATACCCTTTGCTTCCGGCCATGATGCCGGAAAAATCGCCCTGCTTGGAAAGCTTCTGACCTTCCACAGCAAACATCAGTTTCCGCATCCAACTTCCTCCTTATCGCATTCGGTATACAGCCGCCATTCCAGCTCGCTGATCATACTCTTGGTCGCATCCATTACACTACTGGACTGAGGAGGATCGAACAGCAGACGAACTTTCATCGCCACGTAGCTTTTTACAGCTTCAATGTCGGATTTGTTCTTACAGAAATCACTCCAGGTCGCCGTGGCGTCAACGATACCAAAACCCTCCTGCGGTCCTACGCCCATTTGACGAAGGATCATAAGCACGCTGTTAATGTGCATGATAAGGTCGGTATCAAAGGCCGCATACTCCTCGGTCAATCCAAGGAGCTTCTTCACCGAGGTCAGGATACTGTCCATTTTTTGTCACCTCAGTTCGCAATGCACTGGTTATCCCATTTCTTGTAGGCATCCAGGTAGGTCTCGTTCCTGTCGCCGTTGTGGGTGATCTCGTAGTACATGCCGTCTGATACGGTGGTGCTCACCAATGCCTTCCAGTTCTGCAGGGTTTTGCAAAACCACACGATGAACACGTCCTCCATCGTCAGCTTCTTGCCGTCGGTCACGTCCACATGGGCGTTAAAGTAGTCCACCACCAGCTGCTTTGTGCGGTTCATCATAGCTTCGTTGTTCATTTTGTTTTCCTCCTTTTGTTATTCCTCGTGGTCCATTACACCCTCGGCTGCAATGGCTGCATTTGCCCAGAACAATGCCTCGTCCAACTTCGTCAGCGCCAGACTGCGCTCACGGCTCGGCACAATGCACCGCACCATGTGTTCTGCCTCCTGCATCTTCAGCCGCAGGTTCGTGCTGTATGCCGCTTCCGCAACATTAAACTTTCGTACCGGATACATCTCATTTCCTCCAAGGACAGGTATCGCCCGGTCTTCGTTCTGTATACACCGGCTTCAGGATCGCATCATCTCCATAGTGGATGGCTTTGTGGGTGCAGTCGCTCACGCAGATCACGTTTTCCGGGTCCAGCAGTGCGTCCGTGTGCCCCAGTACGTCTTCCTTCGTCAACGGGTTTAAGTGGTGGATAATAATGCGCGGACGGATGGGTTTGCCGCCTCGTATCACCCAGTCCGTGATCTCGTGCTCTGGATGTGCCAGATCGCAGCCCATATCCCGCACAATAATCTTGTCCCGGAACTGCCGCCATTCTCTCGACTGGTAAAAGCTCTGGTTCAGATATCGGTCAAAGCCGAATGTGTCATAGCCCACCGTTCCATGCAACTGCAGGTAATGGAACCGATCATCAAATGTCTGTAAGCGGATGAGCTCTGAGTATCTTTTAAGTGTACTCATCGGGTTCTTCCTCATCCTGCCCGTTGTAGATACGCATTGCCCGGATGGCCTCTGCATACATTTCTTCGGTATTCTTGGCTGCCTGCAGCGCTTCGGTCTTTGCACGCAGGAGCTTGTTTTCTTCTTCCAGTTTTTCTTTTTCCAGCTCGGACTTGAACGTAGCCAGTTTCAGAAAATGTGTCGTCTCTGCTGAAGATGCAGTGCCTTCCCGCAGCCGCTTCTCCACCAGATCCATCGCCAGAGATATCATCTGGTTTTCTCGTGCTTCTGGAGACAACGCCGGCCGCATTCCGACATCCTCGCCAGATGAGACCTTTCTTGTCTTCATGGGTTTTCATTCCTTTCGCAAGGGTTTTGGGCCGAACTGCCCTTGATTCTGTTTTGTTATGGCGGCTTCTACCGCACTTATAGAGCTTTTGTAAGGGCTTATGAGAGCTGCTTGAGAAAATCTGTGAAAACGATGCCTGCAAAGCATTGAAATGAGAAATTTTGTTAAGCAAAAGGAGGTTAAAGTCTGAGAACCCATCATAGGAGGTTGTGTCCACTATCTCATAAGCCCTTACAAAAGCCCTGATTGCTCAGCAATCAAAGCCTTTTATCCCCGGAGATTGATGCTGAGCCTTGGTCTACACCCCAAAGCCCAAATATCAATTTTACCCCCGGGGAAATATCAAAGACCGGCGCGATTTAGGGAGGGGGTGTGTTTTTCGGGACCCCCTCCCCTGTCTAATGAATAGATTTACGCCGCAGTCGTGTCATTTTCTGCATCGGGGAGGGTCTTTTTGACCTTCCGGTACAGGTTTAAAGGATCATCACGAATGATCTGATCGATTGTACGCTCAATTTCATAAGCATTTTCGTTATCCGTGAGCTGATCCGAGGTATAAGAGAGCCGTGCGAGGAGTCCACAGGAGTTATAACCGTGGTCGCAGTCAAAACGATACCACTGATCGAACTGGTCGTGCGGATCGTAAGGATTATCGACCGTAGTAATGAAACAACGAACCATAATTTTCGCTTCCTTTCGACCTTATTTCTTCAGCGCATCATAAATCGTGGATTTCGGAACATTACAGGCTTCAGCAACTTCGGCATAGCTGTAACCCATGTCAAGCATTGCTCGTGCTTTGCTCAATTTGGCATTAGAAAGCGTTGTCGATGCTTTCGGCATTGCGCGTTTGATGATTTCAGAAGAATCAGAACTGTTCAGAAACTTCGTCAACATCGAATCCGAAATTGCATGATTCTGAACAGCTTCCCATTCCTTGTCCGTAAAGACGATCTTAGAGTTCCGACCGCTTGCACCAACAGAATCTCGTGCACGCTGCATCTCAACAGCAGAGATCTTCTTGATCTCTTTCTTGTCGGCTTTGCGATCAAGGCCTTGTGCTTCGATTTTTGCATTGATGTTGGCGTTTGCAATAATCATGGCACGCCGTTCTTTTGGCTTGTTGGCCAGAACTGCCTGATACTTTGCTTTCAAGGACTCAACCTCTGCCGCATACTTCTTGGCCGCTGCCGGATCACGCTGGATGCCCTTCATATTGACGGCTTCCTTGCGTGCCTGATTAGTCAGAGCCTTCAGGCCATTGGCAAAGTCTGCGTACAACTCCTCCTGCTTTGTGCCAGAGGACAAGGTATGGACATCTTTGGTCAGAGAGATGCGGCTTACCTCATCTTCAGCGGTATGTACCTTACCCTTCTCGTCCTTGTAGGTACGGCCGCTCTCCTTGTAGATGAGTTCGCCGGTCTCCTTGTCGATACGCGTGCTGCCACGACGCTCAGGAACACGGACGGTCTGCTTACGGCGGGACAGCAGTGTAGATGCGCCACCGTACTTCGTATTGCCGTCTTCATCCACCCGGATCTGGTACTTCTGCTTCAGCTCCTGGATGCCGTTCTCACGCTCAGACCGCTTGTAGTCCAGGCCATGCTTCTCGGCATCGATGACGACCATGGAATGGCGCACTGCTCGCTCCAGATCTTCCGGCGTTGCACCACGCAAGGTCATGTCCGTAATCAGATTCGAGATGATTCCCATCTCTTTCTGCTTCTCATCCTTCTTCATGAGACGAACATTGTTGGGGTTGCCTTCCGGAACAGAGTAGGCAGTCTTGGGGTCGAAGTTCTTCAGACCAGGAAGCGGATTCGTTGAGTTGATACGAACCTTATCGCTCATCGGGATAGCCATAACAGTATCGCCATCAAAGTCTGCACCAGACAGTCGCTCTGCGACCTTCGCATTGATGCCGATGGCATCCTGAATCGCACCCAGATTGCGCTTGCCGCTGAGGTTCTTGTTATTGACTGTCACAACTGGGATCTCAAATGTGCCCGCATGCGGATAGCGAATCAGTGCAAGCTGCGTTCCGTTCTCGTATGTAGGGCAATAGGCTTCTTTCTCACTGATGTTGTTCAGCGGAAGGATAACCTTCGTTGACTGACCGGGAAATGCAGACGCTTTCAGAGTCATGGACGTGCCTTCACACTGGTCAGCGAAGTCCATCAGCATCTTTTTCTTGACGGTCGGGTTCGTGTAATGCATGATCTCATCGTACTCGGCCTTATAGTCAGCCATAGTGAGGTCAAGCTGGCGTTTGATGAGCGGAACGGGCTGCTTGGACAGGAACTGCGAAGAAACATTCTTCGACATTGTGTCCCAGTCGCCTTCTTCTTTCAGCTTATTGATTGGAGAAAGGTGCTCTTTGCCGTCAGCACCAATATAAGTGCTCTGGCCGTTCGCTTTGATGGCAGCACCAAACGGGTTGTCCGGGTCATCTTTGATGGGCTTGAATACTTTCATCTTGGGCGTACCAGAAGGCTTGTTGGTATTAAAGACGATATCAACGCCATTCGGCAGGTCATCGGAATATACAGCCATGCCCTTCAGGTAGTGGCTGTCATCCACCATGATACGAACCTGCGCATAATGGGAATTGCCCAAATCCAAATCAGGAACACCGCGGCGAATCTCCATAACACCGTCTTTTGCAAGGCCGCCTTCGTCGCCATAGCGCACCGCCACACGATCAGAGCTCATGCTCACAGGACGCTGTAGTTTTTTGAAGCTGTCTCCACCATCGTCGGAATGATAGTCGCCAAGGGACTGAATCTCACTCTGATGCTTGTAGGCATAGCTCTGATCGAACTCAGGCTTGCCCAGAACGGTAATGTTTGTCTGCTGACGAGGATTGATCGGCTGCTTGATGCCGACGCCATAGCGCTTATAGCCGTATTCCGCTTCCAGAATATAAACAGCCTCATCCAGCTTGCCTTCCGAGACGCCAAGCGTAAGGTTGGAACCTTCGGAAATATCAATCATGCCTTTCTTGTCAACTTCCTTCTTCAGGATGTCAGCAATCTTTTCAGCTTGATCTTTCTTGGTTCCAACGCCATTCTGGTACATGGAGCGGACCGTCGATTCGGACATGTTCAGCTTCTGGCCGATTTCAGTCCAGCCTTTGCCGTCTTCTTTCAGTGCACGAATCTGATCCCACTGCAGCGCTTTACGGTCATGGCCGGCTTTGGCTCTTGCCACACGAAACTCGCTGGCTCCCAGCTTGTACTCATCGGGCAGAGTCGCATTGATGGCCTCAAGGATCTCATTTTCACTCATGCCATGAGACTTCAGCTTATCGATTCGAGAAATAAAATCGCCCGAATGCTGGTAAGGCGTCTCGCCACTACCCCAGGGATAACGGCCAGAATGACGCTTGGTGCCGTAATGCTCCAGCGTATCGCCGCCGTATTCAATACCAAAATAGCTCGAAATATCTTTTTCAACTGGATTCATGTCAGCACCCCATCTTCAGCTTTGCAATAATTGGATCAAATTCACGGATCTTCTCCATCACAGCGTTGACATCATCCGCCTCAGGTGTGGTGATAATAATATCATCGGACTGATAGATGCGATTCTCGATCTGAATTTTCTCCGGCTTCACACGATATTCCAGACAGAACAGCGCATCATAAATCAGCAGCTGTTCCATATGCGCCGGAAGCACACCCGTTTTGAGGTCATGTATCCGGAGAATATCATCGCGGAAACAAATCGAGTCTGCTGTCCCAAAGCAATTCTCAGAATAATAGAGCACCTGCTCAGGGGTCATGCGGAATCCAATGGCATCGTTGACATAACTGTTCAACGTCTTCTTCGAGCGCGGCAGCTTCTGGCCAAGAGAAATGCACTTTGCTGCAAACTCGTGCAGTTCGGTGCCTTTCTGCGCAGCCATGAAGCTGGTATAGGCCGCTGCAATTTTCTCGGGATCGTAATTGATCCAATGATACTTACTAGCGCCGAGAAATGCGTGTTGGCCTGTCAGACGCGAATGATCGTTGAAGGTCATCCAAAATCTCCTCCTTATTTTCCGGGTAAATAAACGCAGCGTAGCTCATCCGGTTCATGAGATCAACGTAGTAATCTTGATTCGGACGATGCGGTGCATTTGCAGAGCGTTTGCCTTCAAGCGCTGCCCACTTGTCTCCGCACAAAACCAAGAGATCAGGCATTCCCTGAATCTCGTTTGGATCAATGTGCAGAACAATGCAGCCCGGAAAGCGCTCTTTGAGTTCTCTTACCAGGTTTGTTTTGAATCGGTTCTCCAGCATAAAATCTCCTCCAAAAAGAAAAAGAGCAGCGTGCAAAGACACACTCTCTCCTCTTCATAAAAGAGCATGTATTTTACGCGTTTGTTTTTGTCGGTAGATGTCGGTTTTTGTCGGAAAACTTGCAAAAGAAAAAGACGCAGATTGCTCTGCGTCTTCGTCGTGTTTATTTGAGAATATCAATCCTCATGGGTATGTTCGGCATAGAAATAGTACCAATCCGGAACACCAGCCAGAAGCCGTCTTCCATCATCGTACTCAAACTTACCGTAGTCTTCGTTCAGTTCAAGGTTAGCGGACTCGTATTCATCAAGCTCGATGACCTGATCGATTTCATCCTCCGTTTTCGTGATGTTGCAGGGCGGACAAGCCCAATATCCGGGAACTTCTTCTATCATGTTTCGTCCGCAGGTGCACACCGGAACCTTTGTGTGAATCTCGCGGTACCGGTTCGCATAACAGTGGACAACATTCCCTGCTGCATCAGTGGTGGTCCATTCTTCAAAGCCATTGTCATTGATAAAGCGGTCCATGTAAGCCATCTTTACTACCTCATAAGCATCTAATCGGTGTGTGCATCATTTAAATCAAGTATACAACGCTGGTTGGGTTCTTACAAGATTTTCGCCTTGAACTTTTCGTTAATTTGGGTCGTTTTTCGTCTCTGCCCAAAAGCCCACTTTTATTTTCTACTTATATATATTTTTTTCATTTTTAATAAATAAATAAGAAAAAAAGTGGGCAAGTGGGCAAAATGGCTTTTTCTTCCAAAAATATAACGTATTTACGCAATATTTTATCCAAAATTCGTGCCCACTTTTGGTTTTAAAAGTGGGCAGAAAGTGGGCTTTTGGCCAGAAATTGTGAATATTTTGTGAACAAACGGTCATTTTCGTCTATTCTAGAATAGAATTTCACGTCTCTGACACACAAAACCCAAAACAAAAGTGGGCACGAATTTCAAAAGTGGACAAAAGAAAAAGGCCCTGAATTTTACTCCAGAGCCTTTATTATTTATTCGCCGCGCCATTCCATGATGATATTTGACGGATGACTGTAATAGTCTTTATTTTTCCCTTCAGTTTGAAAGGTAATACTAGCATATCCCTTTGCTGCATAATAGCGGTAGGAGTCGACATAGCCCTCCATGATAAGGTCTCCACCCGGAGTATAAAGCCAGGCATAATATGGAGATTGTTTTCCAGGATCGCAGAAGAACCCGTTATCCTCCAGCATTCCCCAAGATGTTATCGTCCCGTTTGTCGCTTCATCCAAAATGTCCATGGTTTCCGCATAACAAGGAACTGCCACGGAAAACATTAGGAGCGCTGCGATTACGGTCACCATAATATTCTTTTTCATCAAACGTCCCTCCTTTTTGTCTAAAAATAACATAAATTCTAACTGCTGTCAATGCCAATTTTCATCAGTTATTCCTCCAAACCCATCAAATATTCCGCACTCCGATAGACAAAATATCGCGGTGCAGGCGGTCGAACAAGCGCTTTTCTCGTGACATCTTCCATGCCAGATTGCTTTGTCCGCCACCCAATCGAGATGCAATGCCGGATATTCCGCTCCATTCTTTCTGGATTTGCCGCGTATTTTTTCCCGAGTTGTTCGTAATAAATGTACATGTGCGCCGGCTGTTCATCCTCCAGCAAAGCATCCGTGACCATGTCGATCAGCTCACCAAGCGGATTAAATCCCATCAGCCATGGTTCAATGCCGACGCTTTTCAGATAATCATATGTTCGAGGTCGCATCAAATCACCACCTCACAGATGAATCACACAGGCCGTCAGAGCCGAGCAGCCAAGCATGACAATGATCCAGAAAATATCTTTCGGATGCACAATGATATGTACTTCTCCATCGATTTTCCTGAGATGAGTGCCGATTTTAAATCCCATACTGAGTCCATGCCAGTAGAGACAGCACATCAAAGCAAAGAGTAGAAATCTCATCATGTGGGCATCTCCAATCCTTCTCGGATGTCGTTTTTGATATACTCAGTCTCGCCAAGGGTCTTACGCCACTGAATAATTGCCCTATCCAAAGCAGCTTTTGATACACCGTCATTCCTTGCAAAGATTAGTGACTGAGAATATGACCAACTCCCATCGACATAACGTCCTGCCAAAATATTAGCAGCATCGGCCTCGTCAATCTTCATGAACGAACCTCCACGTCCGGCAGAATATCCGTATGGAAATAGAACTTGTAGTGGTACGGATCAGTATGGGTGCCGGTAATATCCTCAACAACATACATCGTGTATTCATTCAAATACACATAGTTCTTCTTGTATTCGTTCGGGCCGGTCTTCACGGTGCAAACCAATTCGCTATGGCCGTTGTTTGAGATGGACATAGCACCTTCCATCTCAAGAACAACTTTGTCCGTGCGAGCGTTGTAGACAGTGATTCGCCGCTCCGCTTCAAAGTAGTCAGCCTGTTTCGAGAGGTTCTGGTTCACCTTGTCGGCTTCAGAGCACCCGCACAGGCACCCCGCCAGCATCATCAGACATACAAAGGCACAAATAATACGGTTTTTCATTGTTACTTCACCTCAATATCAAATAAACCAGAAGCAAGAGCCATCCGATATATATGATGGTTCTCTGCTTTTCTTCGCTAATGTTCTCAGCGAAAGACATTCCAATGGCAATGGCCTGAAAAATAATGCTTATAAGCAGCACAGTTCGCATTACTTCACTGCACTTCCTTTCCGTGTCTGTTCATCCTTCGGCCAGTACGTGTAAATATCATCGAACACCACCGGGATCTTGCTCTGCAGCTCCTTCAGCAGCGGGCACATCAGCTCACGCATCTGAGGATGGGCCGCCACAGGAGTACGCAACTTGAAGATGTTGCGCCACTCACGGTAGTTGGCAGTTACCGCAATCTCGGTCTTCAGGCACAGGGGCAGGACGCAACGAGCCTGTTCGGGACGCATACCAGCCCGAATCATAGCCATGTAATTCTTTTCAGCTTCTTCGCAGGTGCTTATCCACGATCTGTACTTTACAGCATAGGTCGGGTCTTCAGGCATTCTGCGAGTGGGAATATAAGAGGGCAGGATAAAGCTCAGCTCTCCACCAAACTTCTCCCCAGCGTAGTTGCAGTACCGGGTGCTCTCCTGCGCAAAGCTCGCAATGCGGTGCCGCACCAGTTCATTCGCAATGGCCCGGTCACAGGTAAACAGCACGCTCAGCTGAGAATGCTCCAGCATCGCCTCATGCCCCTGTTTCACCAGAAAGCGCACCAGCTTCTTCGCCGACTCACCGTCCGGCGTGATCTTGTCCTCGCTCTTGTAACAGACCCGCGCCACTCGCTCGATCTGCTGCAGCTCCTTAATGCCACCCTCAGAAATATCAGTTAGGATTTCGTACTTAGGTTCAACGATTTTCATAATTAGTTCTCCTTTTCAAAATTTAGTGAATCATATACATAGCCCATAGGCCAATTCAAGCGTTCCAACCAGCACGGATAATAGCGAAACGGAAGTTCCAATCCGAACCAGTTTGCGTTCAGAATCATAGCTTCTTCTCTTATAATAAGCGCGAGATGGAACCTGAAATATTTTCTTGATGCAGATTCCACACGATAAAGTTCGAGTCCGCGCCAGTTCATAAGTCAGCTATCCTTTCTACCTCGGGATCTCGCAAAATAGAGTCCCACTCTTTAATAAAGTGTTTCAAATCCGAGTCATCGACAACCGGTTTCATCGTTTCTATATCATAGCTCATAACAACACTCCCGGTTCTATAAAATACAAGTCCACATTTAGGGCAGATAATTTTGTAATCAATCTTAAGTGTGCCACCACTCTGGCAAGTTCCACTGGCAGCCAATTTCACTTTTTTATAGCAAACCGGACAACATCTCATTAAAAATCCTCCACGTCGGATAGCTTCTGTCGTCCATATCATTCTCACCTCACACCAAAATCCTGAACAGCGTAAACCAAATCACCTTCAGCGTAACCACAACGATGATCAGCCACGCGCAGATAACTATGGTCATAGCCAGCATATGGCCGAGGAACACTCCGAGCTTCGTCCAAATATCATTCATTTCCATCAACCCTTTCAAAGCCCGCAAAGTCTCCAAAGCCGATATTCCCATGTTCGCAGTGATGAACCGGTTTATATTTTTCCAATTCAGGTACATGATTTAGGGCATCTCCTAACCCCACATAGCATAAACCATCATTGAATTTTTCCCCACACAAACTGCATTTGTAGGCTGAAAAATAGAATGTTGTCATCCCACACGCCTCCTCACAGCATCCACCCGGTACTCCGCCGCGTTCAGCTCAAAGATGGCTGCCGTGACGAACTCCGGGTCACAGTTTTCAAAGTGATTCCGCGCCACCTCCAGGTCACGCAAAGCCTCTCGCAGCGTGTTAACCGTTGCCGGAATCGGCTCCATGCGGAATATCTTTTTGACATACTCAGCGATTTTTCGCAGCATTTCTACACCTCCACATCTTTGTGACTTGACGAGCCGTGAGCCAGCCCTCAACATCATCATGACCAAGCAGCTGCGAACCCATCACCTCGATAAGCCCCTGCCCAAAGCCATAGGAACCCCAACCCCAAACACCATCCCAGATACGATTTCCCGAAGCATCATATGCAACAATTTGCTCACCACCATCGTGCCGTCCGCCCGGAAGAAACTCCTGATTGTCCGGTCTATCCATCTCAGGCCAACGACGTCCATAAGTATGCAGAACCTTAGCGTGCTTCAGCAGAATATCCAGTTTCTGCATCTCGGTCATGTGATTCCAAACCCGGAGCTTCCAGGTTTTCTTAGACATGTTTCTCATTTCTGCATTTCCTTTCGTCAGCCTCCATGGCCTTTACGATTTTATGCTGAATATAAAGCACACAGCCAGCCTGGCTATCACACCCGAATGAAGCCAACAGTCCAGCAATAGCATTCAGAGAGTTCAAATCCTCTTCAGTAAATATCATTTAGCGTTCACCGTTCCTCCTGGTACTCTACAATTTTGGTCACTTCACTCTGAACCTGGCGTAAGAAATCACACGCAACCGAACAGCCGCATTCCCCCAATGCCTCAGCGATATTGCCCAAACTATCCATATCGGTTCTTGTGAGATTAACTTTAGGAATAACTTCGATGTTCTCTTCTGTGATGAACGGGGTATAGTCTCCACAATGGCAACATTTGATGTTCATGCGTTGCATACAAGCATCTCCCTTCAATGATAAAAAATAAAGAGCCGCATATTTCTCCACGGCCCAGTTCTCTTATTTATTGAGTTTTGTATTTGCCTCAACAAATTCTTTTCTAGCTTCCATCATATAATTATTGAAATATTCGCTCCCATTATGAGCATTCATATACAGGTCTTCGGCACCCATCAACTTCCCTTGATAAAGTCCAAGTGTATATCCTTTATCGTATCCTTTCGCATAGCGTTCGCGATAAACTTTGCAAATCTCTGCGTTATGAATACGTATCAATACACATGCCCCAACAACACTAGCGATAGTGCTAATACCAATTTTCAATGCTTTTTTCATAATAAGTATCTCCTTTCAAATATGAGGTAAACTCATAAAGGAGCTTGTTATTTTCGCGTCTTCTCCTCAAACTTCACAGGCTTCTTGCTACCCTCCCGCGCACACTCCGTCAGGCACTCGTTGCAAGGCTCGTCCGTCTCCAGCACCTTAAAGTTCTTGCACTTCGGGCAGTAGGTCGCATAGTCCACTTCTCGCATCCAGTCATTCATCAGTTTTGCCTTTAATCCTTTCATCCACAATATCTTTTATTGAAATAATCACCGAATGGTTGCAATAGGAACATCTCAACTCAACTTTTTCATTGGGAACGCCCACTCTCCACGCTACGCCATCACAAATTTGACCATTCTCTTTAATAATCGTGGCCTCGCAATTTGGACAAAGAAGTTGATGGCTCTTTTTCTTATCCTCAGCCTTCACCATCGTAAAATGTGCAGTCTTTTTACGACAGCGAGGGCACATTGCTATTTTAATATCACTTTCATAAAGGTACGGTACATCATTCCATGCTTGCTTGTAAAACTTATGTACGTCACCGCACTTCAGGCATCTGGTGTGTACAGCAAGCTCATCCAACGGCTCTTGCTTAACCTCAGTCGTAACCCTATAATCCTCCTCCGGTACCATAGAATATTCGCGGCAGTTTGGACATTGAATCAAGGCTGTCGGGCATTCGCGCATCAGGTCGTCATATGCACGCTTAGGGTGTGTCTCCCGTGCGCCACAAGTTTTGCAAATAAGCGTAACTTTAGGCTTCACATTTTTATCTTTCCGGGCCTCTTCCACCTTCACCGCAAACCTATCATCCAACTCCGGATGGGTCTCCCGCTGGTTCAGCGCCCAGAGCAGGTTCCAGCAGGCAGCTCGCAGGTGGTCCTCATCATCCATACCGACCATGTACTTTGCCAGATGCCGAGAAGCACTGTCCAGCAGAGAATGCAGAGGAATCCCCTTGTCCACATTGTGCTCGCCGTACTTCAAGGCGCCTTCTTCGCAGTGCTTGCTGACCTCCATGATGCCATACCAAGGCAGAAGGTCCATCCGCCCTTTCCCTGCGTGCATATCGCGCTTGGCACCGGTTTCAAATTCGGTGCGGTCTCCAGAATCTTTAATCATTTGTCTTACCCTCCAGTTCGTTGATACGTGCGGTCAATGCAGAACTTGCTATCCACAGAGCTATGAACTTTCCGAAATCTTCATCAGTAGCTACTTGCTTTCTAATGGCCTCAAGCACCGGATATGCTGCACAGTACGTGTCCATCACATCCGTATACGCCTTCCTCTGCTCTTTCAGCAAAGAAATATCAGTGCACGCTTCAAGATCAGCAATGGTTTTGATTTCTGTCATTTCAAAATCCCCCAAATCTGTTCGGGTGAGCGAATATAGAACCAGCCGTATGTATAGGTGTCTTCCCGCTTCTTCGTGAGTTCGACGCCAATGAACTGCCCTCGACCACGGATCTGCAGAACACCTTGAAATCCAGGTTCCGTAGGTTCTTTATTCATGTAGTTGGTAGTCGTGGAACTCTGATGAACCTGCTCGAACTTTTTGACTTTCTTGCATCGGTCCTCAAGCATCCGCATGATTTTCTTAATCGTCTTCTTCGACGGGTTGCACATAAATATCACACTCCATAAAATTTTCGTTCATTGAATTTCTTTTTGTCATTCAATGCCCGACCAATCGCCAGATCAATACCCGCCCTGGATTTCAGATGATAGAACCACAAATCCGTGTACGGCGTATTCAGGCGGTCAATACGTCCCGCAGCCTGCTCCATAACCTTGTAGGAGTAGTTCTGCGAGTAAAATATAATGGTGTCGGTCTTGATACAGTTCCAACCTTCCGCGCCAGCATTGTACTGCACAAGGTATACCCACTGTTTGCCTTCCGGTATCGGCTGGTGCTTATGGCCATTCCACTGGGCAACCTCAACTCCATTGCCATAAGGCAGATTCATGAGAATATCCAGTTCGTAGTCGAAGTTATAGAAGATGATAACCCTGGGCCTGGCCTTGCAAATATCCAGCACTTCCTGCTGTCGGCTCGGATCCGTATTGATCACCTTACGCAGCAGCGTACAATACTCACTGGCAGTCTCAATCGGCTTGTTCTTCCAAGGATTCCAGCGTGTTTTGCAAATATCCTTGTACTGCTTCTTGTCGAAATCCACATAAACTGTCTCGTGGTGCTGAATCGTTGGCCGCTTGAAGTCCATATCCACCAGAATTCGATCACGCAGCCTGACAAGCCGGGTTGTGTTGATGTACCGATCAATTTTCGGGAACTTCGAGAACCGCGAGTAGACGATATGCTCGTTTTTGAACTGTGTCCTATTCTTGTAGAATCCGTTTGCAACGAATACCGGAATATAATCTGTCCAGCAATCGCCTGGCGTAGCACTCAGCAGGATCCAGTCATTCTCTTTTGTGATCTTCAAGAATGACTTGACCCACTGTCCATCGCCAACCACACGCTGTTCATCAAATATAAAGAAGGCATCTTTTGCTCCAACATACTTGTGAACATTGTTCCAGGAATCGACTACAACTTTGTGCTTATACATCCGCGCGCTCTCGTCCGTAGTCATCATGAAAGGGATCATCTCTTCTTCCCATTCCAAGGTATCTCGCTTGCGGGCTGTCGTGATGATATACAAATCTTGCGGAGAATCATGCATTTTTACATATCGCTTGGTGTTCACCCGACCGCCGTTCTGGATATAGTAGTAAGCCAGTCCAGTCCGGCTCTTTCCGCTGCCGACACCACCGCACAGAATGCAGCCATTTTTCATTCGGTTGACTGCATCCAGCTGGTAGTCGTAGAGATTTACTCCAGACAAATATCTTTCACCTCAGTTCCATATGCACATGAATGGAAGCCGGACTACAGCGATTTTCATACGCAAGCAAGCGCAGTGTGGATTTCTCCTCTTCTTCAACCTGCTCTGGCATAGTATAAGAGAATATTTCTTTTCCCTTATAGCAGAAGACCTTCAATAGCTTTTTCCGCTTCATTGGTGCACCTCCAAAATTAAAAACAAGAGCCGCAGATTTCTCCGCAGCTCTCGCTTTGTCAGTAGATTTGAACTCCTTGGATTTCCAGTATGTTCTTGAAAATAGCGCAGTTTTCAATCGTACTCCTGTACATGCTCGCCTTACAATCATTCCGCAGTCCGGGATAATTATCAATTGCATATACTGTCTCTACGCTTGGGTTCCTCGCCTTTAGCATAGAAGCATGGTATACAATATTGGTAATTGTAATCTCTTCCTCCGTAATGAAATGGTAAGCCAACACCTTATACATTTTGTCTGCTCCACCAAGTCCATAAATATAAACCTGTCTGGTCATTCAAACCATCTCCCTTCATAAAGGACTAAGTATTTTTCGCGTTAACAGGTTTGTATTTCATCTTTAGCACGGTAAGTTCAGCAATTGTATCAAGATCCTCGAGTTCTTTGTCAAGGCTCCGGCTCTTGTCCCTCATGCCCTCCCGAATGATCCGGTACTGGGATTCCGTAAGCGCTTCATAGACAGTCATAAAATCACTCCTCGCACAAATTCGGGCAGAAGCTGGTGTAGAAGTAGATGCTGAAGAGATGCACGCCCTTCTCCATATCCTCATCCACAGCTGCAACCTCTTCGCGGCCAATGAGCTCGTCATAGATATCATTGTAGTGCTCCATCAGCCACTCATTGGCCATCTCCGAGAACGCGGCAAGATCATCCTCCACACCGAAAATCCAGTTGCCGTAGTGAGTGTTCTCCGTTCCATGCTCGACCATGTAATCAACAATTTCTTTTACGCTCATAATGTTTTCTCCTTACATTATTATAATAGGGCTCTCGCCCATGGTGGGTCAGGCAGGATTTGAACCCGCGATCAAGCAGTTATGAGCTGCCAGCTTTTAACCCGGCTAAGCTACTGACCCAAATAAAAAGAGAGCCTGCGCTACACCACAAGCTCTCTCGAAAATATAAAACCGAGCCGTCACCTTAGAGAACGCCAATTGCGACGTGGGCACTCACCGGCTGGTACATTCAACCGAGGACCGACCCCGGCACTCGGAAATATCAATTAGACAAAGCGCTTCATACGCTTCTTAACAACATCAGGCGCGACATAGGCAATGTCAACCAGATACTGCGGAATGTTATAGTTCTTTGCCGTGTAGTTCTCGACGATGCAGCCATCGAACTCCTTGTCCTTATCATAGATACCGATAAATGTATCCGCATCGGCCATCTTCTTGATGGACTCTCCCAGATACCACAGGCGCTGGCTTGCACATTCGGGAGCATCCTCTTCGATAAAAGTCGGGATAACCTCGAACTCCGTATCGAAAACAGCTTCCGCGATTCTGTGCATCTGCTCCATCGTTGCTTTGATTTCTGCATCCGAGCGACCGCGCATCGGGCAGCTGATAAACAGTTTTTCCATGTATCCTCCTTAGAACGGCATATCGTTCGGGTCGTTGGGCTCGGCCATATCTGCGTCTGGTGCCGCATTCACATGTGCATAACGCTCTGCGTAAGGATCCGGGTCGGCATCCTGCTCAACGTACATCACATCGGCGTACAGGGTGAACTCGCCAGGAGCGTTGCGTTTCTCAACAAGGTTTGCCTGACAGCAGACATTTTTGACACGAATGAAGTCCAGCTGACCGATAGTTTCAGGTGTGCACAGCAGACGCTTACCCTGCAGAGTGATCCAGTAGACGTGCGGCGGCCACTTGGAGTCCATGTTGACCGTGACGGGAACATAGTAGGTAGGCGTAAAGCCGTCGTCATAGGTACGTTCCGGATTCGGATGGGTCTCCTTGACGTTGATGCCCATCGCCCGCATATCCATGGCCTGCTCGACCGTGGGAATCACGATATTGACCCGGCGCTTGTCCGAGCCAAAGCGGTCCCGGGTTGGGTCACCGGAGAAGTTGGTATCGAAAATGAAACGGGTATCGTCAATGTTAACCTTCTGACGCATAAATATAAGTCTCCTTACTTATTTATAATGTGTGTTTTGCCTTTTACTCTCCGCGCTCAGCTTTGCTGGCGACAATATGGGCAAGCTCATGCACGGTCTTGGTCGCGATTGCTGCAGCCTGATTCAGACCGGCCATCATATCACTAATTGCGCCGACCGAACCTGCCTCCTTCTTTTTCTTCTTGGGGTACTGCTTGAAAACCTTATGGAAGTGGTTGTCATTGCCCGCCATCTTCTTCACGATGGCCATGGCGAGACCTTTCTCCATATCGTAGCTGTCTTCCGGGCCGCACTTCACAACGGTCTTGGTGCCATCTGACCACAGAACAATGGTTGCTGGGTCATTGAAGATAACCTTGCGGATACTGACACGGCACATGCCAAACAGCACAATATCATTCTTCTTGGCACGCTCCGTGGACTGACGGCCATAGTCAACCGCCATTCCTTCGTGTACAGCCCTTGCAATTGCTTTCTCATCCACGAGCATCACTGTATGCGGCTCATCGCATGCATTCAAATTCCAAGAATTCTTTCTCATTTATCTCACCTCAAAATTTCTTGCTGCTTCATCCTGAATATCAGTCCAGGGCAGATCAGGCTTCTGCCAAGGCGGCTCACCAGCATCATCGGCCACGAACCACTCGAAATCACCGTGCTTAGCAATAGCGTCTGCAGCGTCATCCGCCATCTTGTCGAAATAGGAACGATTCACCTCATCCTCCATCTGGAGCTCATGAACCATCTCACTTTCCAGCCAGCGATAGCCTTTCGTTCCAACGGCGGCATCGTACTTCTTACCGCCGCATAAGTTTTCTCTCCAGCATCATTGACGCCAGACTCCCTGACAAGCAAAGCGCCGCCAGAGCCAGGCTTTACAGGGCAGAACGAACCAACACGGCCGACGAAAATATAATTGTGCTCGCCTTCGGGCAGGTCTTCGTTCTTATCCAGATAGATAGCGCCTTTGGAAACGGTTTTCGTCTGGCACAAATCTGCAAACACAATCGGCTCATGCGAGAAGAGCGTCTTGACCACATACGGAATCTGGAACTGCGTGCCGGTCGCCGTCCATTCCTTGCTGTGCTCTCCGTTCTTCTCGGGAGTATAGCCATACTGACTCTGACACTGATTCGCATCCAGATACCGGGCAATGTACACTGCATCGTTCACAAGGCACATCTTTTCGTAGGTGGCCTCGTGCTCGAAGGTGTAACCGTACTTCTCGGCTAACTTCATACAGAAGTCGATGATTTCCGGCGTCGCATCGGGGATCTTGATCGAATCTGTCTTGATGTGAGCCACCGTGAAGCCACGCTGCTGAACCTCATCCTGCAAAGTGCGCATGAACAAAGCACCGCGCAGCGCAACGATGTTGTTGGCGTTCTTGCGATTCCGGAACGGATTCTCAAAGGTTGCCGACGTTAAGCCGTACACCGAGTTGATGGCGATTTTCAGCGCCTGCGACAATGCTTTTGCCTGCTTCGGGTCGTCCAGATACTTTGCCAGCTTTCCATTGAAGAGCTTCTTTGCCTTGTCGTACTCCTTGTGCTTAACGTAGATACGAACATCCATCAGGTCGTTGAAGTTTTTGGTGTACTCGCCGAAGTAATTCAGAGCGACAGCAGAATGTGGGTGCAGGGACGCAACATCCAGCAGCGCAACGTTCCAGTACATACCAGGTTCAGCGTAAACATAGCCGCCCAGACCCAGATCCGTACCACGGAACATGTTGTGCATCCGACCATCCTCACCGCGCACCCACTCATAGCCCGGAAAGGCATTGAGATAGGGATTCTTGGTGAGAATATCAGGCTCTACTTCAACCAGATCATCCGATTCACCGGTAGCCAGATTCGTATACACCAGCCGAGGATTCTTCTCCTTACCGAAGATGATACGGGTGGTCAGACTGTTGGTGGTGTCATTGACGGTCATGCCGGCCCCATCCGCCAGAATCTCACGAGCGATGAAATCTGCATGGCGCGCATTGAAGACAGCTTCCGTCGCCAGAACGTCATTGTCGCAATACCGTGCAACCTCTTCCCATTTTTCTTCCGGCACAGGCTGATCCCAAGGAAGTCCAAGTTCCTGATGGTGAAGTCCGAGTTCGATCTCGAACTTCTTCAGGCTCTGCTTCTTGGCACTGAAATCATAAATATCAGTGTAGGAGAAGTTATACGCCTCGCCAAAGAAGCCCGTGTGCTGGTTGATGATCTGCTGAGACAAGTCGTAAATTGCCTCGATGGACCACCCGATCATACGGGCATAAAGAATATGGTTATCGTACTTGCGGTTGTTGAAACCAATCAGACGATACTGCGAGAGTTTTGCAATATCATCCGCACTGGGATTGATCATGCGATAGACCGTAGTGTTTTCTTTTTCCGGTGTACTCTGGAACTTCCAGTTGACCAGAAGCAGGTTCGGGAACACTTCACAGTCAAAGAAGACGATCGGTGCTTCGCATGTAACAGTTTCTGTCGGCTCCTTGGATTTGAAATGCATCTTGGACACGATTTTCAGGCACGCATCCGCCTGATTCGAGCTGGATGCTGCAAAGCCCAGGATCGCATTGCGCATATCGTCCACATCATAGGTAAGGTCGCTGTTATAAGCATCCTCCAGAATTTTGTAGATGAAGTCGATGGACGGCTTGGTATAGGGATGAATTTCTTTGTTGAGATTGCGCATGATGAGGATTCGCAGCGCTTTCTCACTCTGGACACGATCGGTGCTAACCATTTTTTCTCCCTTCACTGGTAATCCGGAGCTGATGGGTGCTACCGGAATATCATTGCATTTTGAGAGCTTTCTCCGCAGTGAGCTCTTGCCCGTGAACACTTTGATCTCGATGTGCTCGTCGTAGATTCGGCTGAGTTTGGATGCGTCACCGGAGTAAATATAATGCAGGTGAATGCCCGCACCCGATTTGCTCAGCTCGGCATAGGTTCTCGGCCATTTGCTGGCGGCTTCGAGATTCCGTTCAAAGGACTTCTTGCCATCCTCTCCCGGAATATCAAAGTCAATGACGATGTGGTTCTCTGGTACTTTCACATAGTGCAGTCGGCTGGTGTCCAAATCTGACAGCTTTGTATGAACCTTCTCCCAGTAGTCCGTCGGAGTGCCGTTTTCCTTGGCATACTGAGCCGGACAGTCCTTGCAAATATCATCCAAAACTGAATGCTGGATCTTGAAATTGATCCAAGATGCCTGCTTCTCGGGCTCGACCGTTCCAAAAGCAGACTTCTTCTCGAACTTTTCCGTTTTGAATCCGCTGTAGTAGCTTCGGATGCGCTCGCCGCTGTCTGTATTGACACGCTCCTTATACTCACGGAAGTAGTTCATCAGTTCTTCCTTGAACACCCGCCGAGAGCTCATATACGGAACGTTCGTGCTGGTACAGAAGTTCTTGTACATCTCCCATGCCACCTGCAGGGATACGCCATCTTCCTTCTTGAAGACGTAGTAGCTGTCCTCCACAAAGTTGTACATGTCGTTGGAAGCACTCAGCATGCGAATTGGAATATAATCGTCATAGGCATGCTTATTGTTCTCGTAGACATTCTGACAGTACCAAGCGATGGCACCCAGTTCAAAGTCGATTTGAGAGACCAGTTCCTCATACTTTTTGGCAGGCACTTTATTGCCGGTAGGCTCTACGTCGATCAGACGTCGAACAATACCCGACTTCGCATTGGTGATTTTCACAGGACTGTTCGTACCAAGAATCAGGAAGCATTTGAAGCGGTTCTCATAGGCGGACTTGAACTTCTCGTTGACCGTCATAGATTCGTGAGAAACCAACGAGTTGATGCGGGTGTTGTCTTCAATGCGGCTAAGATCACCATCGTGCTGGATTGCAATCAGCGGATTCGAGCGAAAGGCTTCCAGCGCAAATGCGTTTGAGGATGAACCCAGGACTTTCGCATCGAAGGGTGCAAAATATCCAGCGAACAGCTTCTGAATGACATTAATGACGGTGGATTTACCTGTACCCGGAGCACCATACATGACAAGGAACTTCTGAATCTTCTTAGAGTCACCATTTACGATTGCTCCGATGGCCCATTCGATCTTCATCCGCTCCGTCGGTGCATACAGTACGCTCAACAGCTCGTCCCAGGCTTTGATACTCCCCTGCTCCAGTGGATAAGGAAGCCGTTTGGATGCGTAATCTTCCTTTCGCACTTCAGTGTTGGAGAATATCAATTTCTCGTCGAGCATGGTAAAAGAGTCCCGCATCTGACGCTGACAGTATTTGTGCCAGAGATCGATCATTCCGGACTCTGCATCCCACATGTGAAGCACCCGGTAATTATCAAAGTCACACTTGTGCTCTTCCGCATAGTTGTCCAGCTCCCGGTCAATCAGCTGGAGCGCGTCCTGCTCATCCGTAGACCACAAGCCACGCTCCTCCAGCCAAATCGCATAGAAGTCCCCGCCTCGAATCATCAAGTCCTTAGAATGCTTGATGATCAGTTTGGGATAGATTTCAATCACCCCGTGTTTGCCCGTTCTGCGAGCAATGAAAAGGAAATCAATCATTGGCAATCAATTTCCTCCTTTCTTCGAGGTAAATATCAATCGTTGGGCTTCTCGTTGGACAGCTTTGCATGGCCATCGCAATGGACGGTCTTCTCAGCCTCCGCCTGCTTCATCTTGTTCAGTTCGGCCAGCGTAGCGTCATGCTTCTCAGCCAGGTCATCACGATCCTTCTTTGCTTCAACGCACTTCTTGCATTCCATGCCCAGTGCCTTCACCAGCAGGTAGACAATGCCTGCCATACCGAGGAGCGCCAGGTTCTTCTTGAAGAGCTTAGCCTTGTAACGATCGAGTGCACATTCGGTCTGAGCCAGCTGATAGTAGATGTTGCTTTCCATAGTAAAGTCCTCCTCAAATATCATTTTCATTGATGTACGCCATCATCTGATACCAGATGTCCAGCGTACGCATATCTTCTTTCGGGTTTTGCAGGGTGAACAGACCGCCTGCACCGTTGGGCTGGTAGTCTCTGCGACGGAAACGTTCCATCACAAACTCTGCACGGCTGCGATGAAAACGGTTATCATCCATAGCGGCAAGACCAAGGCTCACCACCATATTCCAGAACCACTGCCCAGCACGATAGCCGGCGTTCGGGTCTTCCATGATCTGCTCCTCGCAACGAAGTGCCAGAGCAACCATCATTTCGAGCATACTGCACTCTTTACCCCGAAGTGCAATATTGACGTTGTTACCCGGAATATCAGGGTGCTCGTCCATAAAGCGGCCACGCAGGTTTGTTCCGTCTACTGCACGGTTTTCGTCCATCTCGTTGTCCGGGAGGAAGTCCGTGTCGTAGAGAAATTGGAGCAAATATCGAAACGAAAGGTTGCGGGGCTCCCATTTCCCGCAAACCAGTTCATAGAGCCAGTCGAAATATCTCTTTTCGACGTCGGCTCGCAGTTCATCAATCGTCATAGTCCTCCTCTTCCCGCTCCGGATATACGTCTGCGTAATTCTGGAGCGCCTTCACTACTTCAAAGTCCTTGTGATAGGTGTGGTTGCGCACATGAATCCCGTCCGGCATGAACTTGCCCATAGAATCCAGCGCCTTCTGACCGACAACAGCTTCGATATTGTCCACCTTGGTGCCGTCACTGTCGTAAGCCAGCACGCCATCCGCAAAAAGGGTCAGGAAGCTGCTTTCGTAGTCGTCATCCGCACCGAACTCATCCGGCTCGATAATCTCGATGGGCTCCAGCGGCGGCTTATCCGGCTTTTCCGGGTCATCCACCTGGCGATACGGCCCGGAAATCAGCTCAACAGCCTTTTTCTGAGCCTCCTCCTTCACACGCTCGTCCATGGTCTGCTCCCTCTTTTTGTAGTGCTCGCGAACATCGGCGATCTGCTCATCTGCAAACGCCTGATACTTCTTGCGCATCGCACAATGCATGAAAAAAGCACCAGCCGCAAAGCCAGTGCTCACCAGAAAAATATCACGAATCCAGCTTTTCATTGGAATCTCCTTCTTTGACGGTCATCATAGTGAACGCAAGTCCTCCGAAAAAGAGAGACACGCTCATCAGAACGCCGCCAATAATGTGTCTTTTGCGTTGGGTATCAGTCAGGTAGTCCAGAAACAGGAACATGTTTTCCAAACTGCTCATACAAATATCCTCAATTAGAAAGGACGGCCAGACCAGAGAAGAAGCATACTCCGGCCATGGCTGCGAACACATAAGACAAAGTCCTTACAACTCTGGTCATAGCGAATCCTCCTTTAAATATCCATCAGATCTTATTGACAATGGGGCCATCAACATTGAAATGCAGCACGACCGAGCGGTCACCCTGCATCTTGTCCAGACCGAATTTCACGCAGTTGGACAGTTCTTCATTGTTGGGATCATAGACCCAGCCAACGAGCTGACCGTTGGGCTTATAGATCTGCTGGCCATTGTTGTAGCGACCGATCATGCGGTAAACTTCGTTCAGGAAAAGATAACCGCGCATCCGAAGCTGGTTGTTTGCGTGTGTCTCCACCATGCTCAGAAATGCTTTGTTCAGCTGCGCGTCCGGCTCCCAGGTATCGACCATCTCATCGAAGATCAGGTCGTACGGCGAGTGTTCGCCATCGGTTTCATCAATGTAGGACTTGACCACATCCTCGGTGCCATCCTCGTTGATGACCTTAGACTCGACTTCAACTGCCTTAATGCCATGCTCGATCTCGTGCTGAACACGCTCACCAAAGCGCTCCGACACACGACCCTTGTACTCGTTGAACGCCTTGTCCAGCGTGACGTAAGCTGCGGTCAGAGCTGCATTACGCTTCTGCAGGATGTGATTCGAGCCAACCATGCAGCCGAGAGACAGAGTACCCAGGATGACTGCTGGCGCATAGAGCTTCACCAGCTTCACGCCGGTCTGCACATAAACCGTGGTCAGATCCTTCTTGGCGTCCTCTTCAGTGTACTCGGCACCTTCCTTGACCTCGACCTTGCCATCCTTCACATCGTGGATGGTTGCAACGCTGGACTGGTGCGCAGACATAATATCATTGACCTTCAGAGTTGCCTTGCAGGCCATGACAGCGCTTGTCACAGCACCAACGGCACCGCAGACCATCAGAATATCAGGGCTATGCTTGACCAGCTTGAACTTTGCTTTTGCTGCAAAACGGCTTGCTTTGACCATAATATCGTTCATTTTCATAAATATCTTTCCTTTCTCAGTTGTTAAAAGCTACGGGCTTCGGCAGCCGGATAATATAACCGCCGCTCACGGGCTGCACATAGGCACGGCCCTGAATCTCGTACCAGCCGTACTTATTATCCGTATAGTTCGAGGTCATGCCGACCAGATCATAGAAGTCAGCGACCGACACGCTTCCGTACGTAGCGACTGCATCGGCCATCTGGCTCAGGACTTCCTCCGCATCACCGCGTGAGGAGAAAATCACATCCTGATAGTTGATAGGCGTTGCCACAGCCGTCCGAGCAGTGTTGTTCCGGTTGGAATACTGATTATAAGAAACACGGCTGGGCGTTGCATAGCTCGTGCCAGAAGGTGCTCTGGGGCGGTCATCACCGAACATCACCATGTTGATCGTCTTCCAGACCAGATCCACAATGACATTCTTCAGCGACGGAATCGCAACATCTTTGACGATATGGTCCCGGACGGTCTTCAGGTCTTCCGCGATGAACATGCCTGCGACCTTCTGAATATCATTTTTCTCCTTGGTCACAACTTTGCCAGTGGTCACCTTCTCGAACTTTTTCTCATGCTTCTCGGCATTGCCGGTCGTAATGGAGTTCGAGGGCAATTTGATTTCAGCCATTGGAGTTCTCCCTTCAAAAATAAAAAAGGAAAGAGCCGTAGATTTCTCCACGGCTCTCGCCTGAACCTTTCACATTAGTTCTCTTCTTCGGTCTCTTCGACTTCCTTGTAATCAACATCCTCGATTTCTTCCGGCTCGTCCTTCACGATCTTCACCGGGCTCTGAATGCCAATGTGCCACTTGCTCTTCGGCTTCTTCTCCTTCTCAACCTTCTTCTCGCCCTTGCGATTCTTCAGTTTGTTTGCAGCCCATACAACGCCGCCAACAACTGCCGCACCGCCAAGAACGAACAAGGGGTTGATGCCAGAGTTCTCAACCTCTGCCTGCACCTCATTGTTCTCAGTAACCACGGGAGTCACTTCGTTAGAAGTTTCCTCGGTAGTAACCTCGTTCATGTTGTTCATTTCGTCCATAGTAATAATCTCCTTTCAAGATTTGTCCAATGTAAACCTTATTGGTTCCATAAAGCAGGGTGAATTTTTCGCGTCTCACACGCCAAAATAGTGCGGCATTTCAACGTAATTAACAACCAGGCAGGGCTGCCCTTCTTCGTCCAGACGAGACGCATAGCAGGTTTCGATGTAACCGCGATCAATATCCCAGCCCATCGTATCGCCGAGCTTCATCTCATCGAGGCCGATCAGGTCATACCACTCGTTCAGGCTCATGCGCATATCATCACGCAGCTGACGGTTGAAGTCATTGACTGCCTTGTCGATCTGATTCTTCGTGGCAACAAAATATCTGCTGCTCAGCGAGTCAAAGCATTTGACCTGGCCGGCAGCATTGTTCACAACCAGGGTCTTCGGCTCCGGCACTTTCTGCTGCTGTTCGATGGCCACCGACTGTCGAATCTCGCGCTCCTTATCCTCGCCAATGGTCTCCAGAACCTTATCACGGTAGGAACGCATCGTGCTCTCGCTCAGAGTATAAGCTGCAGTCAAAGCTGCATTGCGACGTGCATTCACACCGCTGGCTCCGATGATGCAGGCAGTCGATACTGCAAAGCTAACAACCGTCGGAATATAAACCGGCGCTGCCGTCTTGATGATCTCCTTTGCCTCCAGCTTCTCAACGCCCAGTTCCTGCTTCTTATCCTCCAGCAGGATCATGGCTTTCGGCGTTGCCTTGATGGCAAAAATCACAGAGGATGCTGCCCCTGCGATGCCCAGACCCACAAGGATCTCCGGGCTGTGCTGTTTTGCGCCCTTCCAGAGTGCGTTTGCAAATGCTTTGAGTTTCATTGTTCTTACCTCCTGAAAATATAAAGAAAAGAGCCGCAGCTTTCGCCACGACTCTCGTCTTGCACTTAAATGTGCCCGGTCTCCACCATATTCTTGAACCGGATCTCGCTTTCCTGTTCGATCATGATTTCATCCTTGTGAAGGATGTCCCAACGATACCGAACATACTCATACAGTCGAACCGGCTGTAAAGCAATCGTAATCGCCAACCCCATCAGGGTATAAATCACCTGCTTTGCACACCGCTTCAACTGATTCCATGTCAGTTCGTCGATTTCCTTCCAGAACTCGTAATCATAATTGTGCATAATAAAATCTCCTTTCAATTTGTGGATTCTTCCATAATGCAGAGAGATTTTTTCGCGTCTTGATGAAAAGAAAGAGAGGCATCACTGCCCCTCAGACTTTTTGCTCTTGGCGAGCTTCTTATCGACCGCTTCGTCAATTCGTGCATCCAGGTCTTTGTCCTCAGCATAATCCTGCAGCACCGTGCCGATAAAGCCTACGACCATGCCTGCCATGCCCAAAATTCTCCAAATGTTCGTCTTATTCACAAGTCTCACCTCCTTCATAATAGCATTGGTATTTTTCGCGTCAGAACGGCTGTCCCGGCTCATAGTTTTCCCAATCTTTTACCGGGTCAGCCCACGGGCTAAAATAGTAGACTGTCAAACCGTCGTCGGTTTTCTGTTCATCGCATTCCACATCCAGCCAGAAGTATTCCCATTCATCCACCATCTGGTCGATGCACCAGCCACGCGATTCCGGATCTGGCTGATAATCAAGACCCAGCAATTCGCACCATGCTTCAAGCGAAACACCACCGTCCAGAGCCAACTTCTTGTTCAACATATAGGCAGCTTCATAAACTTGAGCCATCGTTGCATTGAAATATCTTTTCGTGTACGGCTCGTAAAAGAGCTTTATCGCATCGCCATTTTTGTCAAGAGGCATTTCTTCGACTTTTCGATGAATATCATGCTCCATCTCTTCGCCGACCTGCTCTGCTACCTTTTTGCGATAGGCACTGTAGGTCTGCTGAACCGCAATGTATGCCGCCATGAGCTCTTTCTGGGTCTTTTTGTTCAGGCAGTTCGAGCCCATAATGCAGGCAATCGTGCCAACGCCCACGACAGCGGCCGGAATATAATAACGCCAGCATGTCTCGACCGTTTCCCTCTTGGTCATGGGTTCGTTTCGGTTCAGGTCGATCAGGCTTTGTGCCTTCGTAGTAGCTTTTGCCGTCTCAACAGCCGTCACCACCACGCCTGCAGCAGCGACCACAGACAGGATCGTTGCGCCGTGCTTGCTGATGTACGAGACAATCTTTTTGCTCAGTTTCATTGTTGTTCTCCTTTTATCAATGATGGATTCTCCAACGGTTTCGGTTCGATGCATTCACAATGCCTCTCGGATATCCAACCATAAGACAGGCCGGCACAGCATCATTACGCAGAAATATCCGTCCTGCCCGCTCATGAACTCCGAGGGCGAGCTTGTTGGCGTCGATGAAATCCCGGATGCCTGCAACGATCGCGCGGCTGTTGGGCCGATCCTGTTCGTTCAATACAACTTCCATAATGAACGCTCCACTGTAAACAAATTCACTGACAATACTGCGAACATCCACCTTGCCAACTTTTCGCTTTGGCTCATAGGAAGCATTGTACATTGCCGTGAATTCTTCCGAGCTGATGCTTTTCAATTCCATGGTTGCTCCTTTCACAGCACGCCGGCCTTCGACAAAATATAAATCAGGGCTTCCTGAGTCATTTCGGCGTCGATATCCAGGTGTACTCTGACCTTTTTGGTCTTGTCCGTGTAGTTTATCCGAAGGTCGTTCAGCTGAACGAAGGCGTCGATTCCCTGCTTTTTGATTGCTTTGCCTACTGCTGCCGAAACCAGCCGGCGCAAAAATCCAGATTGAATGTGCATAATGTCCTCCATGATGGTTCTCCTTTCAAAGTTAAAAATAAAAAAGGCAGAGGGCGAATCTTTTTAGAATTCGTACTCTTCCTGATTTGCTTTCTGAATTTTCTTCAGTTCCTTGCGCTCCTTCCACTTCTCCCATGCCACAATGCCGCCGATGAGTGCGCAATACACTCCGGCGACAACGCCACACAGTTTGAAGTAATTACCCCAAGTCCACTGCTTGTTCATAAAGTTCTTAATTGCTTTCATCATAGTAATTTCTCCTTTCAATGTAAGCCCTCTTACCTTCATAAAGCATCGTGAATTTTTCGCGTTTGGTAAAAAGAAAAGAGCCTACGATTTCTCGTAAGCTCTTTGAGATAAGGCTAAATATCAATTCGTGTACCGGTTTCCTTTAAATCCTTAGTTCTTCGACGGCCGGAACAGCCTCACCAGAACCCAGATGACCAGACCAATTGTCAGTCCGATCACTGCGGTCACAATGACCTGCCCAACCGTTACGCTCGTATTCCAGATTTTCTTCAAAATATCCATCCTACTTCTCCTTTTGCTTGGGCCTTATCCCATAAGATGAGGAGAATTTTTCGCGTAAAAAGCAAGAGCCGCAGATTTCTCCACGGCTCCTGCGTTCGAGTTACTTTTCTTCAGTCCATTTGGTTTGGGCTTCACGATAAGCATTATAAATAGCCTGTCGGCCTTCGCCATCGTCATCTTCGGTTAAAAGCCACATGGTTCCACCGATGTGGGTAGCGTAGTTCACCGCAGTAAGAATCAAACCTACCGCAGTAAAAGCTACGCCAGCCGCACCGACTCGGTTCATGCGCATAACCCTCGATGCATTTGACAACCCCAAGGCCGTACAATTTGCTGTAACTTTGTGCTTCATAGTTCATACCTCCAAAAAAATAAATGTCAAGACGTAACTCGTCTCATAAAACACGTTGAAAATTTCGCGCCAAAAATAAAAGGAAGAGTCCCTGCTCAAGACTCCTCGACTTTTAAATTTTTGAAATTGATTTTGTATTTCTTCATCTTCTCGGGATGCTTTTTCGCATATTCTTTTGCCTTTTCACACATCAGGTCCATAACTTCTTCGAGAATCTTCATCCGAAGTTCTTCGACCGTGATCGTTTCAGGAACAGTTTCCTGCTTAACATCCTTCTTTTCAGTGAAATCCATATCATTCACTCCTTTCATAAAGCACCTTGCAAATTTCGCGCCTACACCTCTTTCCGATCAAATACCGTCTCCCACCTCTCCTTCTTCATTGGTTTCATCCTGATGGCCCACATGAGCTGCCGGACAGTCACGGTCGGATAGAATCCATTTTGATTTTTCTTTTTGGCGTGTTCGATAAAATACTCCCGGAATCCTTCGTGCATATAGATTTTGTCCGTCAGCCACGGGTCGATCGGGCCCCAGAATGTCGCTCGGCTCTTCTCGTTGAACCTTTGCTGGATAACGCAAAGTCCTTTCCCGTGTTCTGCATACAGCGTGCAAGTCCGGTACACCGGGTGATTGCATCGGTAGGTCACGCCATAGTACCTCGTCCACTCTTCGGACGGCTCGGTATAATATCGCATAAAAAGAAAAAGAGGCCGCAGCTTTCGCCACGACCTCCACGGTTCCTCCTTACTTTGTCTTCGTCCAGGTTCCTCTCAGGATCTCACGGCCTTCTTTCCGTCTCTGACTCAGCGGCATAATACCACCAGCGTCATTCACGCCCTCGAACACATCGTTCCAGATATACAGCACCATGGTTCCCACGACGCCTGCGATCGATGCGCCGACCTTCCACCATTCGATCTTGCGAGCCTTCTCCGCATTCTCCACGTCCAATTCCACCTGCCGCTTCTTCAGCTGCAGCTCGTCCTCTTTCGCTTCCTTTGCTTCCCGGCTCTCACGATCCTTCAGGCTGGTCTCCTGCATCTTCGCAATGCTGTTCACCGTTGCCGTATACTCCTCTGTGCCCGGCTTCATCGTTTTCAACGCATCATATGCCATCTCCAGAGCTTCATTTGCCATTTTTTCATTGTCCATTTTGATTTCTCCTTTGCAAAATAAATTCGGAGTTTCCTCCGTAAAGCGGCGAGTTATTTTCGCGATTTGACCTTCTGGACGCGGAGGATCACATAATCGTTCGTTTCCAAATTGTCCGGGGACTCGTCCAGATTCAGGAACAGGTGTGCACCATCGTCCTCTTCACCGGTATAGCCAACGATGATCGTCCCGACGGATTCTCGGCTCAGGTCACGTCGGATGCCCAGCACAACACCAAGGCAGAACCCCAGCACCACGGCAATTCCCGTAAGGATCCAGATCAGATAGTTCATAAGACACAACTCCTTTTAAAAATATAAATTAGATTTCCGTCGAGTGCGTTCGGAAGAAAAAGAAGAGCCGTAGCTTTCGCCGCGGCCTTCCTCGATTCCTTACACAAGTCTGCATTAGCGCAAACCCGCCTGGAACATGATCAGATTCTGCATCTCGTCGCGCTCCCAATCCACGTGTTCGGTCCCAAACGGCTCCTTCGCACCTTCATTGATTGCGTTTATCATTTCAACAAAACCCTTTACAATGTTCTTCAGCATAGTTTTTCTCCTTTGCTAAAAGTGTATATTCTTCCATAAAACGGGGAGATTTTTTCGCGTTCGGAGAAAAAATAAGAGCCGATGTTTCCATCAGCTCCATTTTGAAATGTTATTTCTTTTTGTTTCTTTTGTGTTCTCCTTTCCGTTTCTCGATCAGGAGCTTTAAAACCTCCCATAAAATCAATAATACAAAAAGCTGCACTACAAAATTGTACATCAGTCATACCACCTTTCATAAAGGTAGCTGAATTTTTCGCGTCCAAAATAAAAAGGAAAGAGAACGGGACTCGGACCCGTAACCCCTGCTTTCTAGCAGTGCTCTACCAATTGAGCTATCTCCTTCCATAAAGCAACCTGCAATTTTCGCGTCCAAAAAAAAAGCAAGAGCCGCAGATTTCTCCACGGCTCTTAGCCTTTAGTAAACGATATACTTCGTATACTGTTTCTTTTCCACTTGCTTGATTACACCTGCTTTCTTCAGCAGTTCAAAATCACGGATAATCCCGCCCATGTCAAACGCTTCAAATTCAACATTGAAGTCGCTGCGCTTCAGCTTTCCGTCCTCGTAGTCTCTGATTCGATAGATTCCCTGGCCAATCAGCCTCGGGTCCATCTTACAGTTCCGACGAACGACTTCCATCATCAGCTCGCGCCCTTCAATGCCGTCATCTCTGACGCCCTTCACGATAACGGTCATGTGATTCACTTTGCTATTAAACATATTGTGCTCTCCTTTGCATTTAAACAGTGAATATTCGTTCCATAAAGCAACCTGTAATTTTCGCGTGTCACTGTCGTTCTTTGCTCAGGAGCCAGAAGAAGTAGCGGTAATATTTGTAGTAGATGTCTCTGCAGCACGGGCATCCTTGTGCCAGCAGCTTTTCGTAGCCGAGGCCAAGAGTGACCCCCTTCTTGACGTATGGTGCAAGAACGGTGTCCAGCTCCTCCACGCATCTGTCAACGATGTCCATGCAGTTGAGATAATATAGCCTTGCCAGTGCTTTCCGTTCGGTCGAGCTCTCTGGAGAATGTCCTTTGATCACGCCAGTCATATCGATCGGTGTTGCCTCCCAGAAGTCAATGAGCGTCAAAGCGTTTTTCCAGTCCTCATACTGTAAGCAGAAGTGCTTCAGTTCATAGTAGCGGTGCTTCGAGATATGGTAGAGGCTTTTCTTTGAAAGTTCAGGACGTTCTCTTTTCATTCTTTGCCCCTCCATTCGTAGCCTGTCTGCTCGAAAAGAAGCTTCGGCGAAATATAATAATTGATTCTCCCGTATTTTGAGCTCATTTCCTTGAGATCGGTCACGCGCCTGCCGTTTCTCGTGGCCTCCCCAATCGGCAGCCATCCGGCAATGATACCAGCTCTCACCCATGCCGGATCACGTCCGTAGACCTTTGCTGCCACCCTCACCGGAACAGCACCCAGTTTTAACCTAGCTTTGTCCATACTATCGTACTCCTTTTATGTTACTCTAAGCATATCCAGATACGTCTTAGGCATGAAAAGATAATAATGGTAAAACCGGTCGACTGCGTGCTGTATTTTATTTAGTTTGCGGCGCAGCATTGACAAGTCTGTGAGAATGGTTTAACCTAGAATAGCTTTTCAAACAGAAAAAGCCCGAGTTGACCGAGCTTTTGAGTGAAAATGGCAAATTTATACAATGATTGAAGGAGGTTTACATGCTAAAACTCTGTCCAGAGTGTTGTCTACAAGTGAGTGATAAGGCAGCAACTTGTCCTCATTGTGGTTACCCGCTCGACCAAACACCCGTTCCAGTCCTGCAGCGCCCCGTTCCACAAAAGCGGCGAATGCATCTTCCGAACGGTTTCGGCAGCATCACTGAAGTCCGAACGAAAAATCTTCGTAACCCGTTTTATGTCACTGTTCCTGCCGGAAAAACTCCGGAAGGCCGTCCCTTTCGTAAGCCGCTCAAGCCCAAATCGTCTTTTAAGACATATAACGAGGCTTATCAAGCACTGGTGGAATATCACCGAAATCCTTATGACCCAGAAACGATCATCAGCTTTCAGGAGCTATATGATCTCTGGTATCAAGAGCGGGAAAAAGCTAATCCCGATAAGACAACGCTTTGCCGCTATCGGAGCCTTTGGCGGTATTCCGCGCCAATCAAAGATATTCCAGTACGCAATCTTCGTGTCCACCATTTAAAAGAATGCGTACTTCATGGAACCGCGGTGAATAATGGAGCAACCGTCAAAATTTCGCCAATCACTGGTTCAAAGCTAAAATTCATGTACAACCAGCTGTTTGATTATGCTGTTGAAAATGAATACGTAGATAAGAACATCGCCCGCATGTTTAATGTCAACTGCGAATTTGAAACGCAGCATGAGCACTTCCCTTATACTGATGAAGAGATCAATATTCTCTGGAAAAATGTAGGAATCTGCGACGTTGCTGACCTGATCCTCATTCAGTGCTATTCTGGCTGGCGGCCGCAGGAGTTAGTCAAGTTAAAAATAGCAGACGTTCATCTTGACAAGCGTTGGATTCAGGGTGGTATGAAAACAAAAAATGGCAAAAATCGCCAGGTGCCTATTCATATGAAAATTATGCCGCTCATTCAGCATCGCTATAAGGAAGCGCAGAGTATTGGTAGCGAATATCTTTTTAATCATCATTACAAGCGCTGGCCCGACAGGTGGACTAAATACTCCTATGATTACCTTTCCGATTCGTTTATCGAAACGCTCCCATTGTTGGGCATCAGCCCAGAGCATCGTGGACATGATGGCCGCGTGCATTTTGTCACGTTGGCCAAGAAAGCGGAGATGGACGAATATGCTCTCAAGCGAATCGTTGGTCATAAAATCGATGACCTTACCGAGCGTGTTTACACTAGGCGTACCGTTGAATGGCTCATCAGCGAGCTTGATAAGATTCCCTGATGTTCTAGCACCAATCCAGCACCGGGTCAAAATATTACAATTCGAGCTACGTTTTCTTCCATATATTTCCATTTATAGTTATGCACTTTTCATTCACGATTTTTCTTTTTTAAAATTCAGAAAGTTCCAGTCGGTTCGTGCATTTTTGCGTCAAAACGTAAAAAAGAGCCGCCCTCCCGATTCCTCGAGAGAACAGCTCCATGGTATTGGCTTTATAAAAATCAGATAGAAATGGTGTTGCAGACGTCGATCAGGACGGGGTCGAGGGTCTTGGTCAAAAATCGACTGTCGTAAAATATCGCAGCAGTTCGTCATATTTTGCACATCTATCTATCACCACTCCATTTCCGTTCTATATTTTTATACGTCGATACGCGTTTGCCTGCTTTTCTGCAAAAAAGTTTCTTTTTAATCACCAATGGAGAAATGCTGCGGCTCAAAAAATAAAAGTCCCTGCAACTTTCGCTCACAGCTCCCACTCAGAGCCATAAACGATCGCTGCAGGGGCTTTCTTCATATTACCGGTCACTCCATTTTGAATTATATAGACAGTTCCTGCCTTCGGTGAGTGCCAGATGAATTACTTTCAGGCAGTGCAGAAGAGATATTCAGCGTTGGATACGTGTGTGAATCACATTTTCCACTCCTGCCCTGCCCGAAATATCATTTTTACTTCCAGCTCTTCGCCTTAAGCCGGTTGTATTCTTTGTCGGCCGCAATGGCTTCCTTGGTGAAGGAGTTGTTCTTCCACCAGGCGATCAGCGCCGCAACAACGGTGATGCCGCTTGTCACCAGCTGGTTCAGGGTCTCGCTCTCAATGGGGAGCGGGCTCTTACCAATGGCGCACAGCACCTGGTTCAGCAGGGCCAGAAGCAGGCAGGCAGTACGTGCGAGAGTACCGGCAGTGATGTTCGTGTTCATACGTTGCTCCTTTCATGTTCATGTTCATGTACTTCGATATCTGACACCCGATGGTTCAGCACCTGAATGTCTCTCTGGATCACAGGGATCTTTTCGGCAAAGCCGTTGTGCTTGCGTACTTCGCGTGTCAGTTCTTCGATTTTGTATTCCATGACCGCATTCGATCTCGAATTTGCGATCAGGACGCCGATCAGGGTCACTACGCCGCTCAGGACTGCGGCGATGATCGTTTCCATCGGCGCTCACCCCTTCCAACGGCTCTTGTCTTTGCGCACATCCACGTGCACCCAGCCGTTCGCACGGCCAAGACCAGCCGGATAGAGCCC